CCCCCGACCTTTCACACCATTGATCGATCAGCCAAGCAGCTTTGCCAGCGTCTTCGGACCAACAATTCCGTCAGCGGCTAAACCATTGGCAGCTTGCCACTTTTTAACCGCAGTCTCAGTGGCAGGGCCAAACGAGCCGTCAGCCTCAAGACCAAGTTCTGCCTGCATCCGCTTAACAGCTTCACCCGTGGAGCCTTTCTTGAGAACGCCGGGGATCGCTTCGGCATGAGTGATTGGAGCCGGGACTGCACCGCCAAGCACAGCCAAAGCCTGCTCATAGTGTTTGCGCCGATCCTCTAGGCCAATCGTCCCGCCATTGACCAGCTTGGTCATCTTTACGATGTCGTTGGCATCACAAGCTGCATTCAGGTTGCGGCTGTTCCAATACCAGCAGGCACTTTCCAATGCGCCTTTCTTTGTGGTCACATAGTCAATGACCTGTTCTGGCGACATGCCGACCGATTTGCCAAACTGCGTGTAGTTGTCACGGCCAGTTAGCTGAACCACACCACGCCCACGGAACCGATACCCATCACCGCTTGCCGTGTCACCATTCGACATTCGACCAGCGTAGATCACATTGGCAATTTTCTCCGGCTGCTTGGCGTAGTCGGCTGCATTGCGTCCAGCCTTGGAAAAGTATTTGCTAAACAGCTTTTCCAAAGTTTCGGCGCGATAGTTCAGGTTCTCCGACAGCACAGTGAAGTTCATGCTTTCGTGACCGCATTGGGCAAAGAAGCCAGCAATGCGGTTTGGCGTGTTGATCTCATATTTGGGCAGGATTTCCATTGCGGCATCCGCCCAAGCCGCTGCATCCGCGTTGCCGTGCAGGATGTGAATGATGTGGTCTTTGGTCAGCATTTATCGCTCCTTAATTGCACCATGATGATTTTGCCTCGCCAAAATATGCGCGGGCAAGACCTTGATTTATCAACATCTCTGCGAGGCTTTGCCCGTCGAGAAACACATTCCCCAAAACGCGGCCACCATACTTGTCCCAACTCTTGATCTGCACATCTATCACCGCAGCTGTAGCAATTGCGTTTTTGGTAAACGCACTGGCAAGTTTGGCCTTCTCGGCTTCCGCTTCACACTGGGCGCGTGGCGCTTTCTCCGGCGTGTCAATGCCGAGGACGCGGATAGATAGCTTGGGCGGCAATGGGGCTGGCAAGAAACCCACTGCAATTTCAACCGTATCGCCGTCAATGACGCGGGTGATCTTATAGGCGTCAGCCAACGCAGAAAAACTAGCGACAACCGAAATTGCGGCTAGTGAGAGTGTTGCAAACACCTTCATTTTTTCTTGCCCACACCTTTTGCCACCGCGCCAAGGATAGAGTTCTTATCCGCACCAGACTTGCCAGTAAGATTGGCAAGCAAGTCTCCTGCGTTGCCAATGGCGGCAATTTTGATGGCATTTTCTACTGGGTCGGGCAGATTGACCCTATCCAGCACGGCATCGACGGCTTTTTCTTTCAGCTTGCGCCCGATTAGCGCACCTACCAAACGACCAATCATTCTACCTTCTCCTCTTCTTTCTGGTTTCTGCTGTTGCTGGCTGCAAGGACACCGCCCAAAGCACCAACGATGAATGACGCGATTGGCGTCAGTAGTTCAAAGAACTTGCGGTCGTTTTCAGAACTTGCACCCATAGGCTGGGTCACAAAGACTAAGCTATACAGGATCACAAAGATCGTCCCACCCAAGATAATGGTGAGAGCAACGCCAATGAAGTAGCGAAGCTTTGCTTCCAAGAGGTTTGCATCTTCCTTAACCATTTACATCTCCTATCAGGTCTTCAGGGCATTGTTTTGCAGCTGTGCAAATCGGCGGTTGGCATTCTGGCAGTCCCCATTTGTTTGGGTCTTGGCAGGGGTAGCGGTAGAAGCCGTTTGCGGAAAAATAGAAGACTGCGCCTATCGCAGCGATGAAGATCAGCCAAAGTAGTTTCTCTTTCATCTCGTCATCCTCTATTGGGCTAAGGGGTTGTCTAGCGCCCGTTGCAGGCGTTCATTTAGGCGGTCTTCTAACTCTTTCATGTCCTGATCTTGCGACATGCGAAGCTGATCGCGTCTAGTTTCAAACCGCTTTTCAGCATCGTCAATCAACGTTCGCACCGCTTCCTCATTGGTTCGCACCGCATCCTCGGCACGATCCACCTGTTTTTCCAGCGAAATAATATCGTCTTTCAGTCCATTTTTTATGTCGCGGGCATAGTCCAAAGCCTCTTGCACCTTGGCGTCCATCACTTCCATTTTTTGCTGATAAGCACCAAGGTCCATGCCCGCAACCGCCTCGACCTTCTGATACATCAGAAAGCCGCCATAAAGCCCACCGCAGATGGTGGATAGAAGCGCAACCGCTGCGGCAATGGTTGCAGGCGTCATTTCAAGCCCAAGGATCGTAAAAGCCTTATCCTTCAGGCCGTCGATGTCCTCCAACTTTTTGCCAAGGTTGCGCCGAATTACCATCAGGGTTCAAAGTCCATCTGTTCTTCCTGCAACTGCTTCATCGCCTCAAGTTCAGCGTGGAGTTGTTCAATCTCCAATCTACGCTGCTGCAACTCAAGAAGGTAAAGCTGGTTGCAGTCGATGCGGGACTTTGGCGCGTTCAAGGGTATGACGATCCGCGCGAATATCCCAATGTCCTTGGTCTGTGGGGCAAGGTCGTTGCCGCCCAGATTATTCACCCCGCCCAGCACCCCAAGTTCTAGGTTCAGGCTACCGCCGATTGCCATGCTGCAATCCAACTCGCCAGCCCTGAAACTATCGCTTTGATAACTCATTGACGGGGTTGGCAGCTGCAAAGCCAAAGAAGTGCTGTCAGCCTGTGCTGCCCCGCCAAGCATTGCTAAGATGACAGCCAGCCGCTTCATGCTCGGTCACCGTCCAAGCGCGAACAAATGCGCGATGAAACAATGGCATTATTTTCTTCGCCTGCACGAAGCATCGATGTAGTGCAGACATAAACAACCCGATTTACGTCAACCTCTTTGATGTAGATTTCAAAGTCTTTCCTCGCCCCCGGTGGAACGTGCATAACGCGCTGCGCTGAAGCAAATTGGATAGGGTTCATTTCCCCATCCAAGACGCTGATAGAGTAATATTCAACGTCATTGCGAGCATTGAACAGCGATAGGTCGGCCTGCATGATCTGGGCAACAGCGGACTGATGCAACTCAGGATAAGCAGGCGTCATCTCATGTGCGCCAGCCCCCGTTGCAAACAAGATCGCTATTGCTACTTTCATTGTGCAATGCAGTCCGCTTGGATGATTGCGCGATACAATCCAGCGGGGAACGCTTTATTGTAACCATACTCCGCCGCACTATCGACCTTGAACCAAGTTGTTCCTGCCACTGTCAGGTCAAATTCGGTTGTCGCATCGTATTCCACTTTTGCTGCGTCATAGGCCGACATTCCTGCCGCAGAAACGCTCGACACAGACGCGCCACCTGTCCATGTGACAGTATCTGTCAGGGATGGGCTGGTAGAAAAAGATGTGGGATGCGTGATCCGAGCGAGATAGTAGCCCGCCAGAGCCACATCATACCGAATGATGGGCGTCACACCGCCATCCGCTGCTAGTGCGCTCAGTTTGTCTGCCGTGGGGTTTCCGTAGACGCCAGCGCGGTCAGTTCTGATCACGCATTTAGCCTCAACATTGCCTTCGATTTGAACGCCTTCTGCCAAAGCCATGTGCGGCAGAACGGCCAGAACAGCTACTGCAAGATGTTTCATGTCAAAGTCCTCTAATCGTATTGCAAGTCAATCAACTGCTCATGCAGCAATTGTTGCGCTAGTCCGTTTCTTAGCCCAAGCTGGTTTTCAGGTAGTTTCCCATCAACCAGTGTGAGCGTTTCAGCATATGCCCCGCCATCTAACTGTGTGGCGTAATAGGCGGACATGTCATCAGTATACCCCATTGCGGCCAGAATTGCATCCTGTGAAATGCCACTGGTTAAAGCTAGGGCGTTCTTCGATGCAGCTAGGCCACGCTCAAGCCGAGCCTTGCGTTCTTTATCATCGCCTTGATCTTCTTTAGCGGCCTCTTCCTCTTGATATTCTTGGTCAGTTTTCTCGCTTGCGATCCGATATGCGTCATCTTCCAAGGCGTCATATGTTTCTTGCTCGTCAATGGTCACAGTTGGCACGGGAGGCACATAACCATTGCAGGATGGGTTTGACTGCGGGTTGGTGCATTCATCGATGCGGTAGGAATACACCACAGACGCATCTGAAATTGACCCAGCGCCTTCGACCTCAATTGACCCAAGGCCCCAATATTCCAATGGGATGTTTGATACAGGAATGCCCTTGGTAATCGTATTCCCAGCGATGCCAGACCAATCGTCGGTTTCACGAAAGATGTAGCCAGCGCCCAGAGCGTTTTCATTCTGGATATGGACTAAGGCATCTGCGGCTGGGTCTTTGCCGATTGTATATCTGTAGAAGACGCCTGTTACGTCTAGGCCGATTACGTCTGGCATGACGTTAAGCATGTCCCACGACAGGCCGCTGGATGCAGCATTGCCCGTGGCGCTGTAAGTATAAGGGTCAGAGTGCGAGAAGGAGGCCCAAGACGCCAAGCAGAGCGCCAATGCCCATCTTTGCCTTGTCATCTATGCGTCCTTTCGGGCTGATCTCGTAGCGGTCAGGATCAGCTTCCCAAGCAGCCTTAGCTTCCTCGCCGATCATTCCGTCATAGGGGCAGGGCGTTCCGGCATCTAGCATGCTTTGGAACACCCGATCATCTTGGCACATGGTAGATACCGCAGCGACCTTCATGCCCATGTCGAACAAGGCCTTGGCATTCTTGAGGCGCTCGCAGTTCATATCGCGCACGGTCTTGCCAGCTGACAGGCCAAGGATTTGAGTTTGCACGGCGCCAGACACACCCACAGTGCAAAGGTCGTTGCCATTACCAGCGGAAAACTGCGGCGATACAGCCGTGGGCGGTGGCGATATTACAGTGGTGGTCATCTCGCCTGTGGTATCAACTGACCCCACATTCTCAGACCATGTGCAGATGTATCCCTCGGGGCATTGCACATCTGGGACATCCTGTGCGTAGGCAATAACGGCAGCTAGAAGCAAACCCACGACAAGGATCAGAATTGCGACGATCTTGTTTGGGTTCAGTCTCATCAATAGCGCCCGTCCCAAACACGCAGATGGGCATTATCGCTGTCGTTCATCTCACGGGCTACAACGTCACGCATAGCCGCCGTGTCATTGGCATTAACGCCCCACTTCTTTGCCCACTCAGCCCACATTTTCATCGGGATCAGCCCCACTAACTTGCTCTCTCCGAGGTGGCCTGCCCCTGCGCTTTTTAACGCCTTCGCCTTCTCTAGAATTGGGTTGAAGTCGTGCGTCTGCTGCACGATTATCTTCCCCTCGTCCGTGAACATCTTTTCCGCTATTTTCGTCATGGGCGTCCTCAAAGGTCAGATTTGGATAGGCTAGGCGCATCGTCTGGGCGACTTCAACTGGCATTCGCAATATCTGCCCGCGTCGATAGCGGACAGCGCCACGAAATATGCTCTCACAGGTTACGCGATATTCTTTCATTTGTAAGAAGGGGCGAGCCTAAACCCGCCCCCCTCTTTATTACGACACGGTAGCAGAGAACGGGGTTGCTTCCGTTCCAGATGCTTCCGACATGACAATGACAGCCCAAGTGTCAGCTGCGATGTCATCAAGAACAACGCGCCAGCCCTTTAGACCGCCCTTGGTCGAACCATCAAGCGTGATAGTGTCGGACGCATCAGCAGTGTAGAAGCACGAAGCGCCTGCACTGTCGTTGCCCAAGTAAGCCACACCCATCATAATGTCAGTTGCATCAGCGACCTTGATGATCTGGCTACCAGAAGCATCGACAGAGCCGATGAACTCGTAGCGATTGCCAGAGCCAGTGGCTTCCGGCAGGGTGGCAGTAATGCCAGCCGCGCGGCTCATAATGACGCGCTGACCAACGTGTGCTTCGTCGGTGATCGTAACAGTCGCAGCAGTGACCGTCACGATGCCGTAGTTCTCAAAGTAATTTGACGGCATGAGATTTCCCTTCAGCCAGATGTTGAGGAAAAAGGGCGAGCCGAAGCCCGCCCCATTATGATCACGAAGTAGTGTTGTCGAAGATGCCGCCATTGGCCTTTTCGTTGCGGGAAACCAAGGTCAGTTCGGTGAGAACCTGACGCTTTTCGTTGTCGCCCGTTTTAGCCAATTCTTCGTTGCGGGTCGAGCGCAGAACGCCAACGGCCCACATATCATCCTGCATGATGAACACATCACGGCCACGGTTTTCGCGGGTCGGTTTGAACTCAACAGTCCCCCACGGCGTGACGTAGACGGACATATGCTTGATGACCTTTTCATCTTCGGCCACAATGTTCGAACGCTGGTTGTTGTTACCAGTGAAGCCCAAAGCAAGGTTCATCTGGAAAGCCGACAGATAAACCGAATCAGGCTTGCCGCCGGAAACCCAGATCGCCTGCATCACGCTGTCGAACTTGGTTTGCGAGAATGCAGTGGGAGTGCCGTCATCCGTGCGGGCGTTCGTGCCGTCACCAGTGGGATCAGCACCGCTGGAACCCGATTGGAAGTTGGTGTTAGTGTTCAACCATGCCGGAACGCCAGCCAATTTACGAGCGGCAGAAGACGAGCCAGCAACACGCGCCTGATTGGCGAACATTGCCTTTTCGATGTCCAGCTTTTGCTCCTTGGCAATCTTCAGAACCTGATAAGCCATTTCGCGGGCGCGACCAGCTTTGTTCAGGCCTTGATCAGTGCCGGGGATAACCACCGCATTTTTGAAGATTTGCGTGTAGTTGCCCAAGCGGCTGGTGACGCCACGGCTTTCAGCGACAGTATCATCGCCTTCAATGTGGGCGTTTTCAGCCGAGGAGCGCAGAGCATCGGTCTGCCATTCGTGGAAAGTATTCGCTGCTTTAGCCTTAGCGCAAGCAGTGTAGAACGGAGTTTCTTCCGGGGAGATGTCATAGATAACGTCCGAAAGGTCTTCCCGGATGCCTTTTACGTCATACGAGTCGAGAGTGTTTGTTGGCTGTGCCATGATTGTAAGTCCTTGTGCTGATTAACGGAAAAGAAGATCAATGAAAGCCTCTGGCTTCCCCGACCTCTTAGCTACCTTCATCTGCCGATCACGAACGATTTTTTCAGGTGCAGGCTTACGAGCCATTGGCTTTACGTTGCGCGGGGGTTCTGGCTTCTTAGCCTTATCCTTTACCGCCGAAAGCCGATTGTATTTGTAAGCGTCATACAAGACTTGCACTAGGCGAGCATCGACGGTGCTTGCCACTTCTTCAGCCGAAAGCCCATACTTTGACGCAAACTGCAAAAGTTTATTCTGGAGAACGGGAGCCTTTTCAGGATCGCCAAACTCTGGAATAGCCTCAATCAGACGGCGGGTTTGCTGTTGCAATTCCTCTTTACGGGCTTGCTCCTGAAGCGCGTTGTGGCGCTGGGCTTGATCGTAAAGCTGCCGCTGTTGCGATTGATAGTCTTGCACGTTGTTGTCGTAATGTGCCTTTTGCTGCATATACCCGATGGGATCAGTGTCCATCAATCGGATATCTGGAGCTTGGGGCGCTCTCATAACTCCCTGCTGCTGGATATTCTCCAACGTGGCGAGGAATTGCTGTCGTTCGGTCTGAAGGGTTTGAAAGATGCTTTCTGCTTCCTTGCGGGCAGCAGCGGCTTCTTGCATTCCCTTCTGGATGTAGGCTTGTCCCGAATAATCCCGCTTTAGTTCCTCTAGGGTGACCTGCTTTTCTTCGCCATCAACTTTGACAGCGTAAAGGCTAGGCGTCTTTGGAACGTCAGTTTCTTCGCTTTCCTCATCCTCGTCATCCGTTAAATCAGGTTCTTCACCCTCATCTTCGGAATATTCAGCGGCGTCTTCATCATCCGCTTCAAGTTGCTCCTCTGGTTCATCCTCTACCGCTACTTCGGCTTTGGGTTCATCCTTCGCAGGGGCAAGCAGGCTATCAACAGCCGCTTCAATTGTGTCAGTCGTTTGCACGGTCCCGATCCTGTTTTGCCTCGACGGCCTCGGCGTCTAATCTCGCTTGGAGGGCGTCAAGAATTACTTGGACGGCGCGAACACTTGCGTGAGCCGCCGCTACTCTCGTTATATCACAAGTTGCGTCTAAAAACACCCCCACCGCATCATCGCGGATTTCACCGATCACGGCTTTGAAAACGTGATCGGCTAGAAGTGTCTTCGCCTCAGAGGCCCGTTGTTTGATTAGGGACAAATTGCATCCTCGGCATTTGCTGTTCACGCTTAATTGCGTTCAAATCTAACTGAACGCCCGTCTTTGCTAACAGTTCCCCAGCCCTGATTGCAAGGTCTTGGGCCATGCGGTCACGCTCGCGGTCATCATCCATCCGCATTTTCTCTGCGTCTAGCTGCACCTTCGCCATGTCAACCTGTGCGCGGGCAGACATCTTCATCTGCTCAGATTGCAAGAAAGCCATGTTCGGATCAGATGGTTGTTGCGGTTGCTGGCCTTGTGCCGCTTGTGCGGCTTGCATCATCAGCTGCTGTTCGATCTGCGGGTTCATCTGGTTGTAATAGCGATCAGCGTTGTGGATGCCAGCCATGCCGAGAATATCCGCCAACGTGTTGCGAATGCCCGTCATGGTCACGATCCCATTGGTAGGGCCATAAGCCTGCCACACTTGCATCTGCGTCTGCATAGTCATTTGCAGCGCCGCAATGCGATCATCCCGGTGGTTGTTCCCTAGACCAACATTTGTCACCAAGTCCAAGTCACTGGTCCATGAGCGCGGGTCAACAGGCACAAACTGCCCATCTAGGCGCATCATCTCGTCTGGGTTTGGGTTGGCGCGGGCGATCTGTGCGATCAGGCGGAACATCTGACGCATCCCACCTTCTGCCAAGTTACGGGCGATAAGCTCAGAGACGGCAGAAGCGGCCTGCACAGCAGCATTCACGCCTGCGGCTGTCTGCGACTGCAAGGCGTTAGCATCCATGCCCATAGCGGCCCCTGTGACGCCTGTCTTGGCACGGATAGCCTCGTCGTAGAACTGGATCGCTGGCAAAGCAGCCGTTGCGGCATTCCCAATCGCAAACTCACGCAGCGCGTTGATGTCTTTAACGCGGACAATCCCGCCGATCTCGTTATTTAGAAGATCGTCCATGTTGACCATATTGGTCACAGCCATGACGCGGGGGTTGTTTGCCATTGCTAGGCCGTCAAGCAGGCCGCGCAGAAGAGATGTTGATGCGTCTTGGTCTTCAATCACAATCTCAGCCAAGGAACGGCCAAAGAACGTGTGCGGTTCTGGGTCAACCTCAAAGATGGCGAACGGCACATAGTCGCACAGTTCATAGTCAAGGATTTCGTAGTCGTTGCCAGCGCAGATGAATTTATACATACGCGGGACGCCTGTGCCTTCGATGTCCATCCGCATATAGGCTTCGGTCATTTGCACCTTCCGCATGGACGGATCAGCGGCATTTTCATTATCGTTGTTGTCATCCCAGCCGCGACGAGCCATTTCTTCTTCGTCATCAACTGTGCCATCTGACGATCCTGCAAGGTCATAAACCGTGTCAAAGTCAAAGCCCATTGCCACCAGATCACCAACACGCGCTTCGCTGGTGTGACCGCAGACATAGCAATCGTCGATGCTCACAGCCATGCGGTCAACAAAGAAGTCTTCCGGCGCAACGCTTTGGATTTTGATTTGGCCTTTGACCGATGTGCGGGCAACGCGCAGTTCATAGCTTGCCATGCGCGGCTGGAGTTCGATGCCCATTTCATCAATCACAGCTTCAGCAACAATCTCTTCCTCTTGAGAGATGATTTCCGACTCTGGGTCATCTTCAATAAACGCAAGCTGCTCAGGCGTCAGGTCGCTGTATTCATCGATCTCAACCTGTGGCACTTCGTCATAGTAGACCTTTGCCACGCCAACCTTTTTGATCAGGGCATCGTGGAACACATCCGACAAAACACGAAAGCCATTGTTCCGCTCAAAGACGTATTTGGCATATTTGGTGGCTTGATCTGCGCCCATGACGGCTTGCGGGGAGTTAGGGATAAACTCCACAGGCTTGTCGGACTGCAAGAATACCCGCATCAGGGCTGGCTTGATTGCGCGGATCGTATCGCGGACCTTTGTAGCAACAACCTTTGACCGACCTTCTTCGAAGTCAACAGCAGACCTGCCATCAAAGTATTTCTGAGCGCGGATGCGATCTGGCGCAATTTCGCTTTCAACAAAATCAACAGCCTCACGCACCGCATTGGTGATGGTGTTTTGGATTTCGTCATCTGTGAGGGCTTTGGGCTGCATTTGTCTCTCCGTTATTGGGCAAGCAAGCCGCGAAGTGTCTGCTGTGATAGCGCAGCGCCGGGCTGTGCGCTAGTAACCGCCCCAGCACGGGCAGTTCCCTTAGTGCCGATTGTAGTAAGTTGTTGAATGCGGCTTTGCAGCGCAGCCATTGCGCCTTCGTCGCTGATTGCGCGACGAACAAGGTCTGGGTTTTCCGAAACCAAGATGCGGGCCACACGGGCGCGTTCTGAATCAGTCAGGTCCTTAGTGAAGCGCGATGCAATGTTTGATGCAATGCTTAACATAGAAGACGGGCTTCCCGACAAAAGGCCAGTAACATCAGCCATTGATATGCCCATGCCCCTACGTGCTGCCTCAATCTTTGTTTCTTCTGTTGGGCTTCCGCCAAGAACATAAGCAGTGGTTGCTTGGGATGCCCGCGCCGTTTCAAGTTTAGCTAAAACAGCGTCAAGCTGATCTTGCGGGAATACTGCCCGAAGAATTTGGCCCTCTTTTGTTTCTGGGTTTGACAGATTGCGGATCATGCTTTCCCGTGACCCTGTTGCAGCCCGCGCTTCAAGTGCGGCCATCAAGCCTGCTCGATAGGCTTCAATTTTTTGCGGGTCCGTCAGTTTTGAAAAATCAAGCAGTTTTTCATTTACATCGCCAACAAGCGCAGCCTGACCAGTTTCAAACGCATCCCTTTGGCCGCGAACGGCTGCTGCTCCAGCCCGTGCCGTGCCAAGTTCAGGAGATGCCACATCCAGTGCTGCGCGCAGACGCTTCTCTGCATCAGAGAATACTTCACCAGAACCGCCATACCCGCCGCGATACTCTACGCTTGCAGCATTCTTAACTGCCCGACGAACACGTTCAGCTTCATCAATTGAGATTGGCCGGGTAAATGTTACGTTTGCAGGGCCGATGCCATTTGCGGGCGGAGTTACAGAGACAAGGCCACGGAACATCTTGTTCACTTCGCCAATAGCCTCTGGAACAACTTCCAAAGTTGCCAGAACTTCACGGGAAACGGCATCAGTCGCTGGAACGCCCTTTACTGGGGCATAGGCTGCACTTTCTGCAATCCTAGCGGCATCTTCACTGCGGCGTTGCGCTTGCAGTGCGCTGGACTGCGAAACATCAGAAAGCCCCCCGCGCATTTCCTGCATTGCTGCCGCCCGCGTTGTTGCCGGACGCGGCGTCATGGCTTGCGTGATAACTGTTGATGCTTCACCGCCACTTGCACGATATGCCCGCACAGCCGCTTTGATTGTTTCATTTTCAGCCAAAATGCGGCCATTCAAAATGTCATCCGCAATCTGGTCCGCTGTTTTACCTGTCTGCGTAACCAGACGTTGGATTTCGTTTTCAACAACGCTTGAACCGCGACCGCCGATAATGCGCCGCGCTGCACCTGTCAAAGCGTTCAAGGCACTTCCGCCTGCCCGCATTACAGCCCCAGCAGCAGTGCCACCAACTGCCCCAGCCACTGCGCCGCCGGGGACGCGAGATGCACGTTCTTGGAACCCACCTTCGCCCGTTCCAAAGGCATATGCCCCGCCTTGCAAACCTGCCATCGTTGCAAGACGGCCTAAAGTTGGGGCCGCAGCCGCAGCGGATGTTCCGCCAGTAAATGGGGCTGCAATAAGCGCCCCGATTGCTGGAAGCGCCGCACCACCCGCTTCATAAGCCAAAGCCTCCATTGGCCGGGCTGTTTGATATGCTTTAATGTTGCCGCGGATTTCATTCAAAGCGTCATCATATGATTGACTGTTTACATCAAATCCAAGAGAGGACGCCACATAGCCAGCAGCAGCGCGGGCCGCAGCTTCTCCCTCATCTGACAGTCCAAAAGTTAGACCTTGCGCTGCTGTTCTCATACGTTCGCGGGGGGCCGCTTCCACTGCCGCAGCATCCTGTGCCTGACGAGCGCGAAGGGATGCAACCGCTGCTTTCTGGGCTTCAGTCATCTCAACCATTATTGACCCTCCATAAATGTTCTGCGTTCATCTTGTGTCATTGCAGTCCACATTTCTTGAGTTACGTTACGCTCAACTGCTGATGGCGGAACAACGGCGGGAATAACAACTTTTGCTTCTGGGATAACCCCAGAATAAATGAACTCAACAGGAACGCCTGCTTGTTCAGCAAGTCTTGTATATCCTTGCAATGTCGTTTGGGCTGAACTTGCGCGCTCTGTGTAGATTTGCGTTGCAAGTTCTGCAATTTGCTGCCGCACTTCAGCGGTCAACGATCCTTCGCCAGTAATGGCATTTTTCAAAGCCTGACCGAGCGCAGGGATACGCGCACCAGCGTTTTGCACAGCAGCAACTTCGCCTTCGCGGGCCACTGATCCCGGGTCAAGAATTTTTGCGAAAGCCACAGCCAAAGCATAATCACTGGTTGCATTTGGATTTGCATAGAACGTTGTGATGTTCCCATATCCTTGCTTCACAATTTCAAATGGCCCTAGCTCTGCACGGACATCATCTCGGATAGTGTTAAGCGCAGTTAGTTGGTCACCCGTCAAAGACGGCTGTGGCCCGCGCAATTTCTCAAGTTCAAGTTGCGCCTTTTCAAGATTGATAGCAGCCATTGGATCAGCGGGCGTCAGCGCCATCTTAAGCGCTGTAACCACATCCCCAGTGGCTTGTGCATACTCCAAAGCCCGTGCTGCCTGTGGAGTGTTAAGTTTTGACAAATATTCCAAGGTGCGATTGCGCTCGGCTTCCACTTTGCGTTCTTCGATGCCGCTTTGAAGCTGCCCGATCAGCCCTTGGTTCGGGTTCATCGTCAGCCCCTCAAGGCCGATGGCAAGACGGGCGCGGGCATCACGACCTTCTGGGCCAAACAGCCCACCGAAAAGTCCACGACGAGGCTGCTGTTGTGGCATTTGCTGTGGCATAGGTGCTTGCTGTGGCGCGTTCTGAGGTAGCCCACGAATGGACAAATCCGCGACTTGGATCACGTTAGGGTTCATGCCGTTTGTGCCAATCCTAGCACGGCGCAGATCGTCAAAT